GATGTTTGCACGACGACCCCCCACACAGAAGAGTGATCCAGCGTCGGGGTGAGAAAATGGCTCAGGCCACTGTACGAAACAGTGGAAATGAGGTTTGCCATTCTGGTGCAGCTCTCGACCCAGTCGGTACACTGCTCCAGTTCCGACAACTGCGTTGATAATGAGTTGAGGATCGAAATCGTTTGGACAATCGGAGTAGGTGAGTAAGACATAGTCGACGTTGTCAAGCTTGAACTTGCGGACCATAGTGATGAATTTTGGGGGCGAAACTAACACTGTAGCCCCCAAAAAAAAAACAAACGAACCCCGGCTATTTAAGCCCCGCTGACCCCCCCAAAAATCCCTCAAATTCTCAACCGATTTCATGCCCTACCCCAACGATGGCGTACCGAAGATACACGAAGCGCGCCCCCGCACGCCGTCGCCCCACCCGAAAAAGCTACTCGCGAAAGCCCCGACGCTACGCCGCGAAGAGGCGTTCCACTCGTCCGATGACCCGCAAAAAGGTGCTCAACATCGCCTCGAGGAAAAAGAGGGACACGATGATGTCCTACGGAAACGTGGCTAGTGACAACACCGATGGAACTGCTACCATGCACCTCGGCCCCCAGACCATGACCGGTGCCCGGACATACATTCTCCCGTGGGTAGCCACGGCCAGAGACATGCTCGACATAAACGGAAATATCAATAACGTGTCGGAGCCTGGTGCACGTAGTGCGACCACCTGCTACATGCGCGGCCTCAAAGAGCGCGTCCAAATCCAGACTAGCTCTGGTGTTGCCTGGCAATGGCGTCGGATATGCTTTACGTATCGGGGAACCAACATCATTGCCAATGCCTCATTGGCTACAACCTACCCCCCCTTCCAGGAGACTTCTGCAGGCATGATGCGTAGCGTCACTGACTGGAACAAAAACAACACCGTGATCACCGCCCTATTGGAAATTCTATTTAAGGGACGTCAGCAGACGGACTGGAACTCGTATTTCTCAGCCCCACTCGACCCGAAACGCGTTAGCGTGAAGTACGACAAGACCCGCATTATTCAGTCTGGGAACGCCTCTGGCGTGATGCGAAACTATAAGTTGTGGCACCCAATGAATCACAACCTCGAGTACAACGATGATGAAAGGGCGGACACGTTCGATACATCGAACCTATCGGTGAATAGCAAAGCAGGCATGGGAGACTATTACGTAGTCGACATCTTTGCAGGAGGAACAGGGTCAACGACCAGTGACTATCTCTCATTCGAGCCTACAGCTACTCTGTATTGGCATGAAAAATAGGCTCTTTAATCTCAATGAAATCGCAATTTGCCTCCATCCACTCAAAGTCAGGTGATGTTCCTGGTTTATACCAGTCCAGCCTCGGATCAGTATTGCACAGCCAGATAGTGGGCTTGCCCCACTTGACGTTCCGCTTGTGCTTGTACTTGTCAGTCACACTGAACTCAAACTGTCCACCAAGCCACAGCTTGTAAGAAGGAAAGAATCCAAATCCTCCTGAGATATCGTCGAAGACGGCATACTTGCAGTCTTCTGAAAACATTTCCATGTTGAACAGACCTCCGAAATAAGAATGGGGTCCAAGCGATCTGGCCCACACAGTCTTTCCCAATCGTGTGGCTCCAAACAAGACAAGGCCCCGAGGTCTAAGAAAACGTAAAAGTCAGTATACTTTACTCCACGCTCTTTAGGGTTAGGGCCGGAGGCATAGGGTTAGGGCCGGAGGCTAGGAAGTTAGGGCCGGAGGCATAGGGTTAGGGCCTAGTGGGATATATCCGCTCTTGATCTTGCGCCTCGAAACGACTTACCTACCTGTCAGGTGAGAGTCCAACTGGTCTCTCTCCCAGTCGGCCAGCTCCTGAGGGACCGTGTACCCACCCGCCGGTGAGTCATACGGTGAAACCTGAGGCCGATACCTCCAATCAGCATACAACTTCAGGCTCCCAAAATTGCATCCGAGCTGTTTAGGAGCAAGAGCCGCAAGTTTTTCAAAAAACTCCTCTTCAGATTGCGCATTGATGATCTCGCTCCAGATGTCAGCTTGGGTTCGCTCGGAGTCGTCCTTATCTCCGCCCGGCCTGTCGCACTGATCACCAATGATATAGTGCCCCTCCTTGTGCCCCGCGTATTTGCCGACGTAATCCCAGCGTCGTCCAGGATTCGCCGAGAATCTCTTGATGTTTGCACGACGACCCCCCA